ACAATTTCCGTTGGAAAAAGGTTTATAAAGAAAGGAGGGCAAAATGATACTTTAATTAATACTAAGCACTAAGTTTACCCGGTAAAGTAGAAGGCCGGTTATCATAACAAATGTAGCTCTTTCGGGGGACAGAGTAAAAAGAACCCCCGACACATTAAAGTTGACGCCAATCAATACTTTAATACACCAAAGCATACATCGGTTGTGTCAGGGGGTATAATATCCTTAACATTCCGAAGTATGCTTTTGTTCTTTTGGTATATGTACTGATTGGCAAGGGCAAAAGTACAACAAAAAAATTAATTACCATGTGTAAGTCAGAGATTTTTGCCGAAATATTGAATCTTGTAGGAAAAGAAACAGAAGTTTCTACTGAACTAATCCTTTCATCAAGCAAAGTGACCGAGGTTGTCGATGCCCGCTCTATCGTAGTATTCTTCCTTACTGAATACGGTCTATATCCTGAACAGATAGCCGCTCTACTTCATAAGACATCTGCCAGTATACGCTATCTTATATCCACTTTCGAAAGCCGTAAAAATACAAACAAAATGATTGCAATATATCTGCAAAATATTCGCAAATCGCTTGAAAATGAGTGCTGACTTAGGCTGAATCTAATATATACTTTTGTGATGCGGTTAATGTCGACCGTATTAAATTGTATATTAATATGAGTGAAACAAAAACTTACGTTTTCCCGGAATCAGGCGGGAATGGTGGCGGTAGTGGAATGATGGCTATGCTTGCCCCACTATTGCAACAGAAAGGTATTGATCCAAACTTATTGGTTGCTATGCAAGGAAAAAACAACAATGGATTTGGCGGTGATGGTTCATGGTTCATGTGGATAATCTTCCTCTTCTTCCTGTTCCCACTTTTCGGACGCAACGGATGGGGAAACAACGGAGATGGTGGTAACGGTGGTGGATTTGCTGGCGCCGGTATCCCTAACTTAATTAACAATGATGCAGGAAGGGAGCTACTTATGAGCGCAATTCAAGGAAACGGACAAGCAATTAACAATCTGGCTACTAATTTGAATTGTTCAATCGGTCAGGTTCAGAATGCCATCAATGGCGTAATGTCTCAAGTTCAACAAGTTGGTAACCAGGTTGGACAAAGTTCAATGCAGATTATTAATGCTATCCAGCAGGGTAACTGTCAGATCGCTCAACAGATTGCATCATGCTGTTGCGAAAACCGCTTGGCAATCTGTCAACAGACCAACACATTGCAGAATGCCATTAACGGTGTTGCAACCGGTCAGGAAAGAGGCTTCGCTTCCGTTGCATACGAAACTCAAAGACAGACCTGTGATCTGCAAAACTCCATCAAGGACAGCACACAGCAAATTCTTGCCGGGCAACGTGCGGCTGAAATGCGTGAAATGCAGAACAAGATTGACCATTTGCGTGAAGAAAACAGCACGTTCAAGAGTTCCGCAATGACTTCGCAGATTGTGGCACAAGCTACTGCTCCTCTTGGTGCTGCGTTAAGTGATTTGAGTAGCCGTCTGGCGAAGATTGAATGTGCGCAACCGCCTACGTTCCCGATGCCTTATTGTCCGGCCAGCGGTAACTATGTTCCGGTAAACTATTCCGTTCCTGTAAACTTCGGTGTATCTACATTAGGAGCTTGCGGTTGCTAAGAAAGGAGGTAATTATGTTATATCCTAACTTAATGTATCCTTACTGGCTTCCAAGCCCTTTTTTGATGAACCGATCCGCAAGGGGAATTAGGAGAGTTGATGTAAACGGTATCTACGAACTTTCAACGAACGCTGTTCAGTTGACAGATGCAAGCGTAGATTATGGTATTAATCCTCACTGCTACAATGAACTTCCGTGCGAAAGCATAATCCTGTTGAAGGTTCATGCGGATGTTCCTGCCGGTGGAGAAGCCTTGCCCGTATATGTCATAACTCCTAATCTAGGCCAGACAACTCTGGCTACTGCCGGGGTTACTACAGGAACATCGAAGGTCCCTGTTGTGGACAGTAATAACAATCCTGTTACCGGGACTGATGTTACAGGCACTACGGAACGTCTTGCTTATCTTAATAAGCGCACAGGCGTTATACGTTTTCTGGAATTTACGGCTTCAACACCGGCTGCTGCCAGCAATGGCGAACCGGCAGCGGCAAGCGTAAATGCAGTAAAGGCAAAGTGAAATCTGGAGTGGGAGTAATCCCACTTCTTAAAGAGTTAATAAATTATGTTTCAAAGTCTAAGACAATCCAATATATTTTATATCCTTCAAAAAGGTGAAAACCCTGAATTGAAAGTGGGACAAGTTGTTTCAGTAAGCAATCCTCAACCTAAATACGGACAGTATGTTCCAGGGCAGACTTACGGCCAAAATATGGAAACAGTTGTTGACGTATCGGTCAAGGTTGGTGAGGAAACTATTGATTTCAAACAACTTCCGGCAAATCTTTCAATAGCTAATTTTGGTGCGAATGGAGTTGTAGTGTCGGAAAGCCGGGAGGCAATGAATGCCGAGGTGGAATCTATGTTAAGAATAAGCCGAGGAGTAATAGAAAGTGTCCCTTACCATGAGAAGGTCATTTCCTCCTGTGATGTTATGCTAAGGGAGCTGAATCCACAACTGGCGAAAGAAAAAGAACAGGAAGAGAAAATCGGTGTCCTTGAACAGAAAGTTTCCGGAGTTGAAAACACCCTTACCGATATAAAAGATATGCTTGCCAAGGCTTTGGGAAGTGGTAGTAACAATCCTAAAAGTAAATAAATTATGCAGATAATTGAAATCACAGAAAGCAAGGTCGAGAAAATGTCCGACTATGCTGAAAAGATGCTCAAATACGGTGGTAAACTGATGCAGTGCATCGAGGAACTTTCCGGAGGTGAAAGCATGGGAAGACGTGAACGTTATTATGACGATGACGACGAGCGTTATGACGAGATGGGCGAACGTGGTGGTTATGGCGGTGGTTCCGACCGTGGCGGCTATGGAGAAAGACGTGGCGTACGTGGTACAGGACGCTATTCCCGTTATCGTTAATGTTTAATTAGGGGGTGGATTATTTCTACTCCCTATAACTTTATTAAATCATGAGAAGAGAACCGCTGGATATAAGAGACAGAAGACCGGAAGAGATGGAAGCGTATCTTTCACACTTTGGATGGCATTTCAACAAGAAAATGTGTGAATTTGCCGTGTCTTTGATGAAGAAGATGAATTCTTCAACCGGAAAGAAAGAACGTATTGAACCAATCTCCAAAGAGAAGGTTGACGAATTGCTCACCCGTTACGGAATAAAGCTTGAGAACAATGTGTTGTATGATTATGTGTATTGGGCCAACCAATGCAAGGCGGATTTATTCAAATCCTCCGTGCCGGATGAAGCACACATGGCATTATACATAAAGGATATGATTGACGATCCGGATGCTCCTGACGGCATGGCAATGTGTATGTGGTATGCCAAGATGAACAGAGCCGGAGAACCGGTGGAGTGGGACGAAATGCTTTGATAAATGATAAGGCAACGGTTTACATTACCCAAGTATGGCTGGAGCTGCATGGTATATTATGCAGTAGATACATATTATACAGAAGAGATACTGAATAATATGCATTCCATCGGCTGCGACGGTGATATGCTCCGTACTGCATACGATAACATAAACTCCGGCAACCTGAATACCGGAGTTACTTACTCCAACTTCGGGACACGGGAAACGGTTATGGTTATTGCCCTCACTTCGTCTTCGAAGGAATTTGCCAAGTCATGGAGGCATGAGTGCGGGCACATGGCTACTCATATCTGTCAGGCGTTTGGGATAGACCCGTACGGTGAGGAAATTCAGTATATCGGAGATGATATAATTGAAAAGACGTGGGAATATGCTAAATCACTACTGTGCGAGTGCAAATGCTGCAAAAATGAAGTTAAACACTTAATTCACCAACCTTATGAAGAATAAGCAAGTTCGAAAAGCATTAAAGAGTGATACTCCTATTAATAGCATGTATGCTCTTATTCCGGATAACAGGATGCGGGCTTTCAAGAAGTTTGCCGCCCGTTTTGGTTTTACTGAAGAACGAATAAAGTCAGTGCTCGAAAATGAGAAACGATAAACTGGATATATTGCTTGAGCAGGCCGACGACCGGTATCACTCGGATTTCTGCCGGCTTCTGCTGGTGATGCTATGGAACGCCTAGAAAGGTGGTTGTACTGGCTGATTCCTCTTGCGATTATTGCAAGGGTTATATCTTTGTGTTTGTCCCTGGCTATGTAGTCGGGGATTTTTTATACCTTTGCCGAAAACTAACATTATGGCAGAAGAAAAGAAATACGACTACGACTCAATAAACGAGTTGCTAACTTGGGCTAAAGAAACGCTCAATAATAAGAGATACCCGGTCGGGGAATTCCAGCTGGATAAATGTGCAAAGATTCTTGACTGCGGAAAGTACCTTGATTCAATGATAGCGGTGATTTCAAGGAACTGGGAAAATCCTACGTTTTATCCGACTGTAGATCAGTTGAGATTATTTAGAGAGAAGATTAAAGAGAAAGGAGAATAATATGGCATGGCTTGCATTAGACCCGGAAGGGCAAGAGATTATATTAGAGACTACAGAGATTAATGATTTTCCATTTAGATCGGATGGCTATTGGCGTACTGAATATTTGGATGATTCGAAGATTGAACTTCCGAAAGGCTCCATAAAAAAACTGACAGGTAAAGAAATAACTAATCCAAATATCATAATCAATCTTGATACATTGGAAGAAATGGACATGGGAGACGAAAAGGAGCCGGAAGAGATCTCTCTTTCATATCCGGGAGCATTGATATTTGATGGAGTGGATAATTATTGTAAGGAGAAAGGCATATACTCTAAAGATTATACAGTAGTTAAAAAGGAAATATTGCAATGATTTACTTATGTGTTGACAAAGATGGGACTGAACGTATTATTGAATGTGAAGTCTATTGTGAAAGAGGAGGAGATGAAGAACCCTACAGAGATGAAGGATGTTGGGACTATGATCCGCATAATGATGTATGCATCGAACTCCCCAAAGGTACAATAAAGAAAATCCTTGGACGAGAACTAACATGGGAGGATAAACCTGTTGAATTGAAATAGAGAAGGCAGCCGAATAAGCTGCCTTCCCCTACCCTTTCATCATCATTATATCGGCTTTCATTTCAATATATTCCTTGTATTTATCAGGATTATTAATATAATCAATAACCCTATTTATAGCTATTTCAGCTTGCTTAAACCGAGTTTTTGTGTAATACCTGACAATTCCCCTACCCTTATCTGAATGAGCAAGACAATAGTCTATTACATTATCGGGTATTCCTAAATCAAAAGCATATTGAGCAAACGACTTTCTAGCAGAATAAAAGACTACCTTTTCTTTTATTCCTAAATCCTTTGCTAATGAAGCAAGAGATCGGCATGTATACCTTGAAAAATTATGATACGAAAATTTATATCCAAAATCCAGTTTTTTTGTCTTATTATCTATCCACCTATTTATTATCATCTTTGCAGGTTCGGTAATTGGAAGTAGGCAATGCTGTTCGGCTTCCGTTTTAAGCCTCGTTTTAATTCTGACATAATCTACTTTGTCATTAACAAAACGAGTATTCATTATATCTATTAAATTCATTCCGCCTAAATAAAAAGAAAGCATAAACACATCCCTTGCAACAATGTATTTTTTCTCTTTTGGATTACTGCACCTTATCATATTAAGGCTTTCCAAAGATATATCAACTTCGCGAACTGGAGATTTAGGAATTTTCTTGTTCACAAATGGATGTATATCATATCTGACATAACCTGAATTTATATTTCTATTAATAACAGCTTTTATTTGAGACATCATCATCCCAATTGTTGTATTTCCGATGTTTCTTTTTGTTTTCAAGTATTTTGAAAATCCTTCAATCATATTTGGAGTTATATCTGACATAGGTATTTCTCCCCTAGTGAACTCCGTAAAATATCGACAACTTCTTTCAATTAATACAGCATAACTTTCCCTTCCTTCAGAATTCAGTTCACTTATAAAATCATTGCAAGCCTTTTGATAAGTAATATTATGCTTTCCTTTCGAATCCAAGCCAGATATAAGCATATCTTTAATTTGCTTACAAGAATAAAGTGATTGATAGTTTATTTCATCCAATTTATCCTGTAGATCATTCATCATGCTTCTTAGCTTGGAATTAATAATTGAAGCATCAGGACGCTTTGTTACTTGTCCATCCTTAAACTGCGACAAGTTATCAATAATGAAACGTGTTACAATATAACATGTCTCTTTCTTATGACATACGGCTATTCTTATTTTATGCCTCCCGTCCTTTAAAACTTTTGCTTTGAAAATTGTAAGTTTAAGAGTTGCCATAATAGATTAAAATTTAAAGGATAAGTTTTGGATAAGTTTTTTTGTCCACCACTGG